CCACCAAATCAAGTTATACCACATACTCATAAAATAAATAAAAAGTAGGCAAGGTTCACTAGAAAAACCAAGCCTACTTCCTGTTATTAATAACTTTAATATTATATAAGATTATTTTTTTTTATTACCTTTAGATAATATTTTCTTAAAGATTGTTTTTGATGCACTTTTTATTAGCCCTAAAATCGCTGGTGATGTAGCAGCAATAAGGCTAATGGCAGCCACGTTAAGAGCAGCACTAGGAGAAGGAAGAAAGGAATCAATGAACGTGACTTGTTCGTATTCCGCGATACATTCAATGCCATCAGAACCTCTTTTGTACGATTTTACTCTTTCTGTGCGTGCTTCTGAAGTATATTCTCCAATTCTGCGATCATTCTTATCAGGACAAGGTGGAACTATAGGTTTATCTTTTTTATCTTTTGGTATTTCTACTTGAGGTGGTTTACCTTCTAGTAGCTTTTGTTTTTCTTCTGTAGGTAATACTGTTTCTGTAATAATTAGTTGATCTGCCTGATAATTCATCGGTATAAAAGACGGATATGGACAATCACTTACAACTCCGTTTGGATCGTCTATTAATAAGTTTCTGTTGCCTGTATTCTTCACATCTCGATGAAAATATTTACAACCTATAGTTTCTACATTTAAAGGTTTATATCCTGGTAAAGATACTTGTGGAATATATACATCAGGTATTTCTATGTCAGGTATATTTATTTCTGGTATTTCCACTATAAAGGTAAAGATTCACCTGTAAAAGAAGGTAATTTTTTATTAATCTGTCCAGGCAATATACTTTGTACTTCTTTCATTATCTGACTCATAACCCTACTTTTAAATTGCTCTGACGTTACATATTTATAACCAAAGTATGCTCCACCACTCATCGAAGCTACCATTACAAATGAGATGACACTCAAAACATTAGCTATTTTTTGAAACATGGTTAAAGAAGTTCTTAATAAAATGGTAGCACCACTTACATTTATGACGCTACTTCTTCTAGTTGGGTTGATGCCTCTGTATTTAATGGCTGCAATGCTTCGGGTGTCTCTTGAATCTCCAAAATCTGCTGTTCCAGCAACTTCATCGCACCATTAATTTCATGTAAGGCAATAGTCAAGTTCTGTCTTTCTATTGCCAGTTGTTGTAGTTTTTCCTGTAAATTCATAAATTAGTAAAGTTTTTTACCGTCAGTAATAGCTTTATCTATATCTGTAAATGATTCAGATGTCCAGATAGAAGTCGTTCCATCAACTTTTTTGTAAGCCTTGATAATTTCAAGATGTTCTACATTACGTTTAATCTTGTCTTTGTAATCATCATCAGTTTCATCTGATGTCTTGGCAGTATTAATGACAGTTACGCTATCACCAGCAGCAGAGTAGATTGCTGCGATTTCATCTGCGGTTCTTTCTTCCATAATTAGAAATAGATTTGTATACAGTTTACCCTGCTTCGAGGGCTGTGACTTTTGCTGATAATTCTTTTATTGCATTTACTAAAACAGGAATTAGTTGATCTCCTTTAAATTTTAGATTATCTAAATCTTTATTATCAATAATTACACTGTCAGAACCTTCTAAAGCAAGAATATCTTGAGCATAGAATCCATATCTTTTATCACCATGTTTTTCATCAGAATTACGATTCTTTCTAAACCAAAATGATTTTGGTTTTAGTTGATTTACAAAATCTAAACCATGAGAAACAACACCATCTTCAATCTTGTCTCTCTGGTCTGAAGTGACTGTAAAAGCTACTTTTATGTAAGCATTACTTGAACTATTATTTCCCAAAACTATATTATTACTTCCAGTCGTAATTGATCCACTTGGAGAATCTGATCTTCCCGCAGCATTTCCTAAGCAAAGATTATTTGCACCAGTAGTAATGTCTATACCTGAACTTTCACCCACAGCAGTGTTATCACCTCCTGTGGTAGAAACGTTTAAAGAACTAGCACCAATAGCTACATTTGCACTCGCAGTTGTATTAGCTTCTAAAGCACCCCTACCAACAGCTACGTTTGAAGGCCCAGTTGTATTTGCTACAAGTGCTTCAACACCTATAGCAGTATTATTTGATGCAGTTGTGTTTGCTCCTAAAGCTGATTGTCCCATCGCTACATTAGCTGAACCTGTAGTATTAGCTCCAAGAGCATTTTTTCCTATTGCTATATTTTGATTTCCTGTAGTGTTTGCATCAAGAGCAATTGAACCTACTGCCACGTTGTCTGCTCCAGTTGTGTTTTGTTGTAGTGCAAGATGACCTACTGCTGTATTGTTAGAAGCCGTTGTATTTAAAGCTAAAGCTTCAAAACCTATAGCTGTGTTTTGACTTCCAGTTGTGTTAAATACTAAAGATTGTCTTCCTAAAGCAGCATTGCTATGTCCAGTTGTATTAGTAGTTAGTGATTGATCTCCAACTGCTGTATTGTTAGATGCAGTAGTATTCGCATCTAA